GGGAAAGGCAAAGGCGATAGATGGTTGGCCCACGAGCTTAATGTGAGGCGCGGGCGATCCCATAAAGACAACATCATTGCTGGGATGAAAGATGCTGGAATCGTTGTCCCCAAGAAAAAGATAGCCAAGGGGCTGACTAATCGTGAAGCGCTTGCTCTCGAAGTCAAGACCATTGATGAAATTGGTCGGACTCGCGACGGCGGCCCATTGACCAATCTGACGGCCGGAGGGGATGGCGCTCCAGACCTTTCGCCAGAAGCAAAAGAGCGACATCGGAAAAATACCGGCGCCGCCCAGTTAGGGAAGAAGCATAGCGAGGAGCGTAGAGCTAGGCTAAGCGCAATCCTGAAGGGACGCCAGTGCGCCCCTCCTCCGACTCCAGAAGTAACTGCAAAACGCATCGCATCGCTGAAATCGTCATGGGCTCAAATGGCTCCGGAGGATCGCGCAAAGCGAGGCATGCGCGGGAAATCGCATAGCGAGGAGACGAAGTCCCTCATGCGAGAAAAGGCGCTTGGGCGCGTCATTTCAGCGGAGCAGCGAGCGCACATCTCAGCATGCAACAAAGCCAGAAAGGTCAGCCTTGAAACAAAGGCGCGAATGGCTGAAGCGCAACTCCGCAGGTGGGCGGCCATTCCACCCGAAGATCGGCCGGCAGGAACTAGGACCGGGATGAAGCATTCGGAAGAATCGAAGGCGCTCATGCGCGAAAACGCGCTAGGCAAGGTTATATCGCCCGAACAGAGGGCGGCCATTTCTGCAGCACAAAAGGGGCGTACGCAAAGTCCGGAAACGAGAGCGAAACGGTCCGAGGCATTGCGCCGCAGTTGGCAACTAAGAAAAGCAGGGGAACTTGAAAATGGGTGACGATGGAGTGCTCAGAGAGTTCCTCGTATCGCTTGGATTTTCTGTCGAAGAATCGAGCTTCAAGAAATTCAACCTCGCAGTCGAGAGCGTCACCAAGGGTGTGATGCAGGCTGGGTTGGCTGTAGCCGCGACCGCTGCTGGCATCGTGGCGGGTGTAAAGATCATCTCCAGTCAGATGGAGAATCTTTACTACGCTTCGCAACGCACAGGTGCGACGGTCGGCAACCTGATGGCGCTGCGGTATGCGGCCGGTCAGATCGGATTGACCGCAGATCAGGCGCAATCGTCGCTTGAAGGTTTCGCGCGCACCCTGCGCCTGAATCCTGGCTCGGATAGCCTGCTTGCGTCGCTCGGCGTGACGGGCAACGATCCGACCGAGAAATTCGACAGTTTCATCGAGAAGATGAAGGGCATGCAGCCGTACGTGGCTGCCGCCTATGCGGGTCTGTTCGGGATCGATCCGGACACGCTGCTGATGCTCGAAAACGGGCTTCCCAAGCTCGAAGAGGAGCAGAAGAAGTACGCGGAAAGACTGAGGGCATGGGGCATAACTCCGGGACAAGCTGCGGCGGCTGGAGTCGATTTCAACAACTCCATCCGGTCAATTACCGCAGACTTTGATTTGTTGTGGATAAAAATCGAGTCTAAGTTGGTCCCGGTGATGACGCCGCTCATCAACCAGTTCGAACGCTGGGCGCAGAACCATGCCGGTGACGTTGCGCAGGCAATCGCCGATGCTGTATCACATCTCGCCACATGGATTCAGTCCGTAGACTGGAAGAAGGTCGGAGGTGATATCGATCATGTCGTGACCGCATTGGGGGGCGTGAAAGATATTCTGCTCGGGCTGGCTGCAATCAAGCTACTGGGTATCATCGGTGGGGTCGGCGGGTTGACCGTAGCAATCTCGGGTCTCGCCGCCGCCGCTGCCGGCCTAGGTGGCTGGAAGATCGGCGATACGATCCGCGATGAAGTCGACAGCCTCGTCACGAAGATGTCACACGGCAAGTATCGCTCGCTGAGTGACATCCTGACCGGCACTGATCGGAGCAAGCTGGATGCGACTGGCGGCTATACCCAGGCGGAACTGGATAGCGTCAAGGATGGCGGCGGCGCGAAACTGACGCCGCCACGCGGCTCACCCGGTGACGATGGCAATCAGCCGTTTGGCACGATCATTGAATTGCCCGCCGAGAATGCGCCGTCGAAAAGCGATCCTCAGAGCCTTTTCGCTTCGCTCGAAGACAGGTTTAATCTGCCTAAAGGATTGCTCGATAGCGACTGGAGTGCAGAGTCGTCGCGCGGAAAGAACATGCTCTCGCCCAAAGGTGCGATGGGCCATTTCGGCTTTATGCCCGATACGGCCAAGGAGTATGGGCTTGACGATCCGAATGACCTTGTTCAGTCAGCCAAAGCGGCAGCGCAAAAGTTCGCAGACCTTCTGCGCCACTATGCTGGTGATGCTGTAAAGGCTATCGCTGGCTACAACTGGGGCGAAGGCAATCTGGACAAGGATATCTCCCGTTTTGGTGGGAACTGGGCGCAACACCTGCCGCAAGAGACCTTCGATTACGTCAACCGCGTAACGAATGGCATGGGCGGTGCGCGGCTCGGCGTCAATGGCACAAACAGCAATCGGTCGGTGGCAGTGACGCAGACCAACACCTTCCACATCGCTGGCACGTCAGATCCGCAAGGAACTGCGCGCGCCGTGGCTGGCGAGCAATACCGTCTGTACGGCGATCTGGTGCGCAACTTCTCTGGGGCAGTGCAATGAGAATTCTGGGTACCGTCGCGTCGGTGGCGCAGATCGGCATCCAGTCGCTCGCCATCAAACCCAAGCGAGGTTTGTACACCTCCGACAACAGCAGCCTTGTAACCACGATTATCAAGCAGGTAACGATTGAGGAAGTGCATTCGGATGAAATGGAGATCACAGAGCATCCTGTTGAACAGGGCTCCACGATTTCCGACCATGCGTATGCGCGACCGTCGGAAGTGATTATTACGGCAGCCTGGTCGGATAGCCCCAACAATTCAGGTCCGCTGAATCAGCTTCTGGGCGCAGCAGCAAACACAAGCCCGTTGCTGCAAAAGGTTATCGGAGCGGCTGAACTGGTCGGCGGTATCGTGACCGCCCTAAGTTCGGGATCGCCTACGAGCGTCACGGTGTACAACAACATCCTGACGCTATACAACAACCGGCGCATTTTTGACATCTACACCGGCAAGCGTGTCTACAAGAACATGCTGATCAAGTCGCTGGCGACGACGACGGATGCGAAGACGGAAAACAGTCTGATTCTGCGTATGACCTGCCGCCAGATCCTGATGGCGCAGACGCAGACCGTCACGGTGCCGAATTCGTCAGTAATGTCCAACCCGGCACAGAATGGATCAACGGTCAACATGGGGACGCAATCCCTACTGCCATCGCCTACCTATAACGTGAACGCAGCGCCATGAGCACGCCCTACGAGGTTCCGCTATCGCCCCAGCCGCAGACGTTCGGCATTGCGATAGCGGGCACGACCTATCAAATGACCGTGGTTTGGAACTGGGTGAATGCGTCGTGGATCATCAACATTGCGGACCCGAGCGGCAATCCGATCCTGTCGGGGATTCCGATGGTGACGGGTGTCGATTTGCTCGAGCAGTTTGGCTACCTTAATTTTGGCTTCCAGTTGATCGCGCAGACTGACAACGCGCCGGATGTTGTGCCGACGTTCGCCGACCTAGGAACCACAGGGCATCTTTACGCGATCCTGCCATGAGCAACCAGTTCGGACGACAAGCGAGCCTGATTGTCTCGACTGGTACGCAGGGGCTCGACCTGTCGGAACTGCGTTTTACGTTCAAGACACGAAATGCCGACGAGCAGGCGCCGAACACGCTCTATGTGCGCATCTATAACCTGACCGATTCAACCGCCAAGGCGATCCAGAACGAGTTCACGACGATCACGCTGCAGGCTGGATACGAATCGGGAAACTACGGGATCATCTTTCAGGGGACAATCAAGGAAGTGCGGAAAGGCAGAGAGAACAACGTCAATTCGTACGTTGAGATATTCGCCGCTGACGGAGATGAGTTTTACAACTTCGCTGTCATCAGCCTTTCTCTGGCCGCCGGACAAACGCCCCAGCAAGTTATCAATGCGATCCAGTCGGCTCCTTCCGTCAATGGCGTGGCGAATCTTCCCTACGCGACGGACGCAACCGGCTTGATCGCCGGAGCGGGCGCCGGACAGGCGCAAGCCCTATCGCGCGGGAAGTCATTATTCGGTATGACGAGGGATTACGCGAGAGACTGGGCGCAGAAATACGGCTACCGCTGGTCGATGCAAAACGGCCAGCTTGTTGTGGTGCCGATCACTGGCTATCGCCCTGGTGAGGCAGTTGTGCTGTCGTCGACAACCGGCCTGATCGGGGTTCCTGAAGCCCGCGATGATGGCGTACACGCGCAGGCGCTTCTTAATCCTCTGATCCGCATCGGCGGCCTGGTGCAGATCGCGCAGTCCGACATCAACCAGATCACGATGCAGCAGCAGGGATTGCAGTACACCCCTGCAGTCGCCACGGTGACAACTGCGGCCGGATTTTACAAAGTCCTGGTGGCCGAGTTTGAAGGCGATACCCGCGGAAACCCGTGGTACATCAATATCACCTGTCTCGCGGTCGATGTATCGGCCAGTAATCAGAACAACTCAGTTCAAGCCTACGGCTAGGTTCCAGAATGGATCAAAGAGAGCGCCTCAACTCTCCGGACGAGGCGCTCAATGCTGCGCTTGACGGCCGGCAGGCACAGATTTGGACGGCCGGTCCAGGGATCATCCAGAGCTTCAACGCTGACGGCATCACAGCGGTCGTGCAGCCGGCCATCAAGGCGCAAGTCCGCGCGCCCGATGGATCAATGCAATGGGTAGCGCTCCCTCTCCTGCTAGATTGCCCGGTGGTATTCCCGCGCGGCGGTGGCTGCACACTGACGTTTCCAGTCGCGGAAGATGACGAATGTCTGGTCGTGTTTGCTTCTCGGTGTATCGATGCGTGGTGGTCGGCAGGTGGCGTACAGGTGCAGTCCGAGTTCCGGATGCATGATCTATCGGATGGCTTTGCCATTCCGGGCCCGTACTCGCAAGCAACGAAGATCAGCAACATCAGCACAACGGCCGCACAACTGCGCAGTAACGACGGAGAGGCATATCTCCAGCTAAACCCGACGTCGCACGAAATCGACATCGTGACGCCGGCCAACTGGACGGCGACCATCGGCGGCAACACAAATATCAACGTGACGGGAAGCGCAAACATCACGGCTTCCGTATCAGCATCGGTAACAGCCCCATCGATCAGCCTTGGAGCAGCCTCACAGACGTTGCTATCTCTGGTGACATCGGCATTCATGTCGCTATTCAACGGGCATACACATCCCGATCCACAAGGCGGAAATTCGTCACCTCCTACGCAGCAGATGACGAGCGCTCACCTGACGACGACCATCAAAGGCGGCTGATATGCGCTATCGAGTTTTGGACGCTAACGGCGACTACACGTGGGGACAAAATGGCGCGAATTTCCTGGTCAACTCTGCTGCTACGGTAGCCCAGGCCATTCTTACGCGCCTCAGGCTGATACAGGGCGAGTGGTTTTTAGACCAGACCGCGGGCACGCCATACGACACGGACATCCTCGGCGCTGGCACCGAATCAACGCGTGACCTCGCCGTGCAAACCGTGATCCTGGACACGCAAGGCGTGACGGGTATTGCTGATTACGCGAGCTATCTCGACCCTAAGACGCGCGCCTTCACGGTAGCTGCGACGGTCAACACGCAGTACGGCCAGACAACCATTACACAGAGCTTCTGATGGCCACGACTTTTCCTCTCGCGACGCTTGCATGCACGATTGATTCGACCGGGATTTCTGCGCCGACTTACTCAGACATACTTTCCAGTTTGACCGCGAGTTTCTTGAGCATCTATGGGAGTGACTCCTACGTCGACCCCGACTCGCAGGACGGCCAGATGCTCGCCCTGTGGGCTCAGACCATCAACGACGGGAACCAGGCCGACATCACGACGTACAACGGCTACTCGCCCGCCTACGCCCAAGGTGCCGCACTCTCGAGTCAGGTCAAGATCAACGGCTTGCGCCGCGATGTGTCGAGCAATAGCACGGCCGTCGTCAACATCGGCGGCCAGGCCGGTACGCCAATCAATAATGGTGTGGTCGCAGACACGAACAGCAATCTATGGACGTTGCCAGCCAGTGTGACGATCCCACCATCGGGAACGATTGCCGTTACCGCGACTGCAATGGTGTCTGGGGCGATCACCGCTATTGCTGGCGCAATCAACCAGATCAACACGCCGACCCGTGGCTGGCAAACGGTCTCCAATCCGTCCGCTGCAGCACCGGGTGAGCCGGTTGAGGATGACGCAGCGCTACGCCAACGTCAGGCCATCTCAACGTCGCTGCCGGCGCAGACGCCTTTGCAGGCGATCATTTCGAACGTTGCCAATACGCCCGGGATCGGTCGCAACGCGATCTACCAGAACGACACAGGCACGACGGACGCCAACGGCATTCCAGGCCATTCGATCGCTGTTGTTGTCGAAGGAGGAGATGTCGTTACCATCGCCCAGACCATCGCGGCTAAGAAATCACCCGGCACGGGCACGTACGGCACGACAGACGAAACCGTGCTGGATCCTTCTGGGGTGCCGATCACGATTGCTCTCTTCGAGCTATCCGAAATTGGCATCCTGACGCAGATCACGATTGTTCCACTGACTGGATATGTGTCGACTACCGGCACATTGATCGTCAATGCAGTAGTGGCTTATCTGTCGGGATTCGCCATCGGACAAGACTCTTTGCTCGGCAAGCTGTTCGGACCGGCGAATCTCTCGGGTGACGCGGCAACATCAAGTTCTGGCCTCACGCAGTCCCAGCTCGACGTGCTGAGCAATACGTACAACCTGCCGGTCACGAACCTGTATCAAGGGCGTTCTGACATGCTGGTGACGGGTGGCCCGTACACCACGGGTGCGACCGTCATCGATATTGCCAACGTCGCGAGTCTCGCCAATGGGAAATCGATCATCGTCAACCAGACGGATGGATCGCAACTGACAGCAGTTATCACGGGCATCACTGGAAACGCGGTGACGTTCACGCCTGCCATTGCTGCCGGCAAGACGATCGATGCCGGCGCCCAGGTGCTGGTGAACGGCGACCTGACCTTGGCATTCAACGAGGGCGCCCAATGCGTGGCGACTGACGTAAATCTGGTGACGTGATGACGGTTCAGCTATCGCAATACACATCGCTCATCACGTCAGAGCATCAGTCGGCTCCGAATTTCATGGCCATGGTGTCGCTGCTCGCGCAGTGGGCCGTTGACCGGCAGAACATGCTGGCGTCGATTCCTGGACTGTATGACATTGACGACGCAGTTGGATCGCAACTAGATGCGGTCGGACTCTGGGTGGGTGCCTCGCGCAACCTGTCGGTGCCGCTGACCAACGTCTATTTCAGCTTGGACATCGCTGGATTGGGACTTGACCAGGGTGTGATTCAGGGTCCATTCGATCCGACTACCGGCCTTGTTTCGCTGCCCGATGCCCAATACCGGATCCTGCTTTACGCCACGATCGCGGCAAATAACTGGGACGGCACGATTCCAGGTGCCTATACCGCGTGGAACACGATCTTTGAGCCGCTCGGGTATTCGATCCTGATTCAGGACTACCAGAACATGACGATGGGCATCGCGCTCATCGGACCAACGCCGGATGCGGTGACGCTTGCCCTGTTCAAGGGCGGATATCTCAATCTCATTCCCGCTGGCGTCGGCGTCGCCTTCTATTTCCAGCAGTCAGTTCCTGGCGTACCGGTCTTTGGCCTCGACGCTGAAAACTCCTCGGTAGCAGGCCTGGATGTCGGAGCACTAGCGCTCATCGTCGGACCGTAGCAAACACACCACTCAACAAGAGGCCCTTCTGGGCCTTTTTTATTGCCCTAATGGATCGTACATGACCATTGAACAAGACTTCCTGCCCTATGCGGTAGGCGGTAGCGCCAACGTTTTGAGCCAAGCCGCATACGCAGCGCTCACGACGCTTCTGCAGAACGGCCTGACGTCCGGCATCGTTCCGTCGAATGAACTGAACAAGATCATGCGACAGCCGAGCATCATCGCATCGGTGATTGGACAGTTTATCGTCGCGAACTCGGGACAGCCGGCGATCGATGACGGCACGACTGCAACGCTGCTGGCGAACTTCACGAATGCGGTCAACGCAGCATCCAAGACCAAGGTGGTCCTGACCGATACCGGCACGGCCAACGCCTACACCGCGGCTAACCCTGTTCCTCTGACCGTTCTGCCGACGGCTACCGGCTTCACGCAGACGGTAAAGATCGCGCATCTGAATACCGGAACCTCAACGTATGCGCCCGACGGACTGGCGACGGCTCCGATTTACAGCCTGGCTGGCGCGCTCCTGCAGGGTAATGAACTGCCCGTCAACGGCGTTGCAACGCTCGTCTCGTTCGTCGATCCGCTTCTGAACTCGGGC